TCTGTTAATTTTTCTAATTCATCTGCTGTATCCTGTGCTGATTTAGCAAATGACTCATCTGCCGCATAATCTTTACGAAGTCTTACTTGTTGTTGTTGAGTTAACGGCTTTTCTTGAGATCCGCCAGATCGAATTAAAGCCATCTCCCTCATTGCATCTGCACGTAATTGCGCGATATCCCTTGCTGTATCACCGCGTTCTCTTGCTGCTTGAACAAGAGCATCATTACGTTGTTGTGCTTCTATTGCACGTTGTTCCCTAGCCGCCGCTTTATCTGCGGTTGATTGCAATACAGATAAAACTTTATCAGGTGCTCCATATTGTGAAACAACAGAAACAATTTGTTCATTTGTGGGATTTGGGCCTAATTCAGCCAATTTCTGCCGAAGTTCATTTTCTTGACGAACTGATAGTTCTGCTTTTTGTGCGGTAGCAGTTTGCGCTCTAATTTGAGATTGTTTTTGCATTAAATCCCTACTAAAGGCAGACAATGACATTGCAAGCTGTGCATTACCCATCTCAGAAGCCATCCTTGCGCCAGCAGCGATAGACTCAGGATCATTAGGATCAACATTTTTAAGAATCTGCTGCTGTTGAGCAATCATCTGTAACTGAGGGTCTTCAGCACCTAACAAAGTGCCAATCCCGCGACCAAGACCCATGCCAGCGGAATAGAATCCAGCAGACGCTTGTTGTAAAGGACTGAGTTGAGCAAACTGCATTGCTGCCTTCTGATCTTCTTCAGCCTGAGAACGCTGATACATCTCAGGAGTAAGACCGAATAAACCGCCTATGATTGAGTCTTGTGCCATGATTAATGTCCTTCCAATCCGCCGAGGGCGAGAGGATTGTAACTTCCACCAGAAAAGTCACTTACATAAGGATTTCCAGGCATATCTGGTAAGTATGAATACGGATCAAAACCTCCAATAGTAGGTGCTGCTCCAGTAGAGCCTCCACCAAAAGCACCTTGTTCAACCTTACGTTGCAAACCTAAAAGGCTTAAACCAGTCGGGCTGATACCCTGTCCTGATTGCAATGCTCGTGCTGCACTTATTCCACCTTGTAATAAAGCACTAGCAGCATAAGGACTTGCAATCCTTCCACCTAATGCAGAACCAATCGTAAGCGGTTCCATACCAAGTTGCTCAACAGAGCCAGCAGTTCCAAGACCAGTGGTAAACGGAGCATACGCACCAGTAAGACCTTGACCATAACCACCAAGCAGTCCTGCACCGGTTCCAAAAAGACCGGCTCCAAAGGCAGTCTGTTGCTGACCGGCTTGCATGGCTTGAGCAGCTAACTGAGCGTCTTGTTGGGCTAATGCGTTATAGTAGGCTTCCATCTCAGGAGAGGCCGCACCAAGACCAGCAGCACCGCTAGGACGGGCAGAAGTACCGCCTACGGCTAATCCACCTCGACCAGTCTGGAATAACCGGTTTTGCAGTTGAGCAAATTGGCGCTCTCTGGAAGGCGCTAAAAGCTCTTGTTGCTGTGCAATATACCGTTCTGCGGCCTGTTGGGGAGACTCCGCGAGATACTGTTGGCCTAATCCAAATAAGCCAGTAGCGGCGGTCTGTAACGGGGCGTAAAGACCTGGGGCTTGTTCAGCAAAGCCAAGACCCTGACCCGTAAGAGCCATAATCCTATCTTGATAGGCTTTAAGCTCAGGAGAGACTGTATATCCCGCAGAGGATACTCGCCCAGTCGTAGGATCGTACCCAAATTGGGATTGACCGAACCTAGTCGTAATCCCGATGGGACGGAACCGCGCTTCTTCAGCGGCGATCCTTGCGGCTTCAGTTTGAGCTTCAGCAGATGCACGAGCAGCATTTTCAGCCGCAGACGCTTGCTTTCTTGCTCCCATATACCCCAAGACAGGGGCGACAAAATTACCCATAATTTTCTCTCCAGAGATACAGCTTTCTAGTTATTCCATCTAAACATTTGTGATTCTCAACTACCTCAAAACCTGTAATCAAAGACCATTTGTACATCTTTTCATCGTCTATAAACGGCATTGCGTATATATCTTGTTTCTGTTTTTCAGCCCAATCATTCCAATCTTTAACAAACTCTTTCTTTATCTCTTTTGTCCATTTAAATACATCCATGTGGACAAATAACAAACCATTTACGTCTTCTGTGTAGATAATGTAATCATCAGTTTTAATTACAGGTATCTTCAAGCAGTCCGTTTCCACATGTAAACAGTAATGTATGGTTGATAATTAGCATTTGTGCCACTTGAACCAGTTGTACTGATTGCCACGCTAATGCCAGTTGTACTTGTGCCTGTTGCATTTGCTGTTGCTGTTCCATCATCTGACAGACCTACCCCACCTGTTTGCAAAGTGCGCTGATTACCACTATCGACTTGGTGCGAGTGCCCTGCATCAGTAACAGTTGCGGTGTGAGTGTGGCTGACAATGATTGCATCAGCACTACCGCCCGTTTCTTCAGCAGCGTCAAACAACGCATTGGTTGAGTCAAAACCAACGGGTACGCGACCAGCGCCAAAGGCCGTCCAAGTGCCAAATCCAAATAAAGTTGCTGGGTTTGTTGCGTTAGTAGCGTTTGTATAAATAGAACCAACAGGATACAAGGCTTGCAAAGCTGCCTGAACGAAAGCAGTTGTAGCTAAAGAAGTATCGTTATCACCGTAAGACTGAGTAACACCAACAGCACCAGAAGGAAGCGTTACGGTTCCGGTAAACGTAGGGCTTGCCGTGTCTGCTTTTGTAGATATAGCAGTAGCAATATTATTGAATTCTGTGTCAATCTCAGTACCTTTGACTATCTTATTAACATCGCCAGCAGATAGAGAATCTTTTGTTGCAAAATTCGTGCTTTTTACATAATTTGACATGATTGTTCCTAGCTAAGTTTTCCGTTCTTGGCCTGAATCTCGATCTTCTGAATACTTAATGCAGCGCCGTTAATATCTGACTCGTAACCTGTTTGAATTAATTTACCGGTTCCAGTACCAGATACGGTTAATGTCTGAATAAGTTGTCCATTACTGTAATACGCAACAGGTGATCCATTTGCACCATATTCAGCAACACCGTATTCAGAAATACCTTGGGTTGGAATTTGTGCGTTATCTGAGAGGTAATTACTACTTAAATCAAATGCCCACTTAAAAGTGACGTATTGATTAGTTCCACCAATAACAACAATGGAGATTCTTTTAAGTACAGATGTTTGAGATACGTTACCTAAATCTGCGTAGTTGGTGTAATACTGCATCCTGTATGAAGAACCGTCATCCTGGTATCCGGTGTATTTCATTACATAACCAGTTTTACCTAATAACAGATCGCCATTTGCTTTAGAGTAAAGAGCTTTAGGGTCGATAGAGTTCCAAACAGTAACCCTGGAGGAACCGTCTTGTAACTGGCCTCTAGTATCAAAGCAATAAATCTGTTTTACAGAAGGTAAAGTAATCAGATAAAAAGCGTTTCTCTCAGAGAATACAGATTTAATCTTTGTTAAATCTTCACCTGAGACGATATTCATCAAGTCATTTCGCACATTCTTGGAAAGATCGCGGAATGGAAGTGACTTCTCTTGAATAGTTCTAAGTAAAGAACGAACTCCAGTGTTTGATAAAAACAACACATCAGTACCAATAGACTTAACGCTGTCTCTAGCGATACATCCTGTACCTATGATTGCGTCATCAATAACCAAGTCCGCAGGTGTCGTTGCGTTTTTATAGACAAGAATCTGATTCTTGCCAAAGATAAACAAGTATCCGTTATGAGATGCAAGAGCTTGGATTTCATCAACACCCTCACCCCAAACCCTAGATACATCAAGACTTCCTGCGGTTCCAGTATTCCAGATATGTCCAGCAAGAAGATCAGAGAACGAAAGCGTAACCTTATTAGTAGAGGTATTGGCTACCCATAATCTACCATAAGCACTCAAAGCGATATTCGCACTAGGGACAGTACCAGAGTATCCGGTCTTTTCAGAGACTCTGCGATACGTTGTATTACTTACAGCAGGATCATAAATTAACGGGTCATGTCCTGTCTGAAAGAAGTATGCGATATTGTTTAATGTCGCAATACTCCAGTTATTCGCAGTAATAGTAGGGGCAGAACCACCGCCACCGTAAGTAAGCTCAACGACAGCATTACTGGAGTTAAGTTTGAATAATTTATTATTCGCAGCAAATAAAACAGTTGACGTACCATCAGATTCAATAAGTTCATGTAATGCTTGAACTTCGTTAGAACCTAAAGAACCAGAACTAGAGTTTACCTTTGCATAGCCTTTTCGAGATCCAATACGGCCATATTGGTCAATAATACAATTCGTCGCATTTAAAGCAAAACCAGCAGCTAAGTCTAAAGGAGAGTCTTGGGTGTTTAATCCGAAGAACCCTGGTGCTGCGATAGCAAATATTTGAAGTGGTTGCGCCATTAGATAGCAATAAACTCTTGAGATTCAGGATAACGAGTGGCTTCTAAAGCAATGTAATCTGACAGCATCTGTCTATAAAGAGCGTAAGCCTCAGAACTATTAAGACCACCATCCTCACCGCGTTCTACTAAAGCCCTAGCGTATGCGTTTTGAATTACAAGATCGTCTGCTACTTTAATAACAGTAGAGTCTGAAGAAAGTTCAGCTTGAGGAATAATCAGTGAGAATTTAAGTGAGTAAGCACTATCAGGAACAGGGAATACGTTTACTTTCGTGTCGTAACTACCGTCTACACCGTTAAAAGCGTAATAAGTAGGGATATTCTGAGCAGGAGTTCCGAAGCTCAAATACCGGTTCATCTCAGCAAATGAAATGTTTTGCAGAGGGATTTCAGACGTTACGTTAATTGCATCGGATACGCGGAACTTATTACCGCTACCAGTAACAGAATATGAACTAACTCCAGCAGAGGTAGTTACTGTTACGTTGGAAAATAATGCGTTCCAGTTAAACGCATCTTCGACTTGGCGTTTCGCATCGTTTACAAACTTACCAATAAGAGTAGAGTAAGACGTTTGCGTAACGGTAGATACCTGGACTTCACGGAGCCTGACCAGAACATCATTAACCGCTTGTAAGTATGTTTTGCTCATTCTCTTTGATTTCCTTTAAGAAGAAACGTCAAAATCACGGTAAAAGTACTACCGGCTTCTGGCGTAACTCTGACTTGATCGCCTTCCTCAAGCGCTACTAAAGCATTGCCATCTAGCGTTAAATAATCTTTAGAACCAAAATTGTACTGACTAAGAATGTCGTAAGTCAGCGCAGCACTAGAGTCATACCAAGTAAGTGTTAAATTCTTGGTAGAACCAGAAGTATTGTGCATATAGGAAAGATTCCATAGCGCACGATACCCCGTTGGCACTGTGTATAGTGTCGTTGTAGATCCAGCTGTTGGGGTTGCGCCTACAGAATATTCCCGCATCAGAAATCCTTAAATATTAGTAAGGAGGCCCGATGCGGGTTGTCACCTAGAGGTTTTGCAGAGAATACCATAAATCAAAAGGAAATCACCACTTAACATTTGATGATATG